ATCTCCATTGTGTTTATCCTTTTATACGTCCTAAAAAGGACAGTTTTAATATATCGTATTGCTGACCTATAACGGCAAACTCTAACATAGCGTTATCATCCGCAAGGTCGTTTATTCTCAAAAGTGGATAATCTTCTCCA